AGTCGTTGAACTGGACAGACTACTTACCTTCACCCACATCACGACCTCTCCCGTGCTGGCATTGTAGCGTTCCAGTTCGTATCCAGTGATTGCGGTTGTAATCGTCGAGTCCGTATAAGGCCGAATGTCGAAACCGCTTGAGTTCTGGACGTGACCGCTGTTGCCTACTGTCTTAAAACGCGCATCCGTGATGTTCACGAGCACCGGAAAGTCAGTCTGCGTGCTCGGCACTTGTGCGGAATTGACCGAGATCGGGCTGTAATAACCGAACGCTGCCCATGCTTGTGACGTGGCGAGTAGAAAAGCGATTGCAACGAATTTTCGCATCGTCAATATCCCGTAGCGTCCACTGCAAAGCAGGTCCACTTGCTTCCGTCATATACAAGCCCAACCCAATGCTGTTTGCTGATTACGGTTGTCGCCAGCAACGTCGCGGGCCCGCTTTGGAAACTCGCGCCCCAAGTGATCCCGCGCGCTGTGCCGTCATCCGTGAAACTGAGAAGCAACTTTTGTCCTAAGACCGGGGTTCCTGTTAGGCTTGTCGTCATGGACGTGACCGCTGTGCCCAAAGCTGTGAACTTAACCACGTCGAAATTGTCAGTGTTTATCGCTGGCGTTGCTCCCGGCGCGGGCGTTGCCGTGGATCTCGGCTTGACCCATTTATTCGTTAAGGTCTGCGTGTCGGTGGTTCCCACGACCGTGCCTGACGGTGCGGTTACGGTAGTGAAAGCTGATGTTCCGTTTCCAAGAACAAGACCTGTCAATGTTCCCGCTCCGCTTCCTCCGCGCGACACGGCAAGCGTTCCGGTCCATCCAACTGCTATGGATGATGCGTTGACTAATGCCGTGGTCGGACTCCCGCCCAATGTTAGCGTCACATTCGTATCGTCGGTCTTAGTGAGTGCCGCGCCGGCAACCGTAGGAGATGCCCATGTCGCATCCCCGCGCCAAAATGTCGAACTGCTTGCACTTGTTCCGCTGTTGAGATTCGCAACGGGCAGATTTCCTGTGACTCCGTTCGAGAGATCGACCTGCGCCCATGCCGGATTGTTCGACGATCCAGTATTTGAGAGATAGCGAGTGGACGATGAACTTTTGGCGAGATGATTCCAGGTTCCCGTTGCGGAGATATAGATGGTGTCACCCTGAGCGTATGCCGACGAGTCAACGCCGGTCCCTCCGCGGGCGGCAGATAATTGACCGGACCATCCGGCAGTTATTGAAGTCGCTGCCAGGAGTGCTGTTGTCGGAGAACCTCCCAGTGTCAAGGTCACGTTCGTATCGTTCGTTCTGGTTAATGCCGCTCCTCCCGACGAAATAGACGCCCATGTCGGATCGGCACTTGCGCCATGAGTTGTGAGAACATTTCCATCCGTTCCGGTTGGCAGGGAGGTCCATCCCGATGCTCCGCGAAATAGAATTCTGCCTTGAGTGCTGCTGATCGAATCGAGAATTGTCGAAGCCGTCCACGTTCTATCTGCGCTGAGACTGAGTGTCGATCCTCCTATCGTGAGCGTGCGCGAAGGAGGAACCCAAAGCGTCGAAACATCGGTTGTCGCCGGTATGTCGCCGAACTCGGTCGCGTAAAGTTGCGATGCTACGAGGCACAAAGCCAGGATGAATGTTTTTATAGCCATAGTCCTAATGCCACTCCCGCGGCGATTACTTCGTTGAGAGTTGCCGGCGTTACCGGAACGGGACCGCTCGGCCACAATTCCAAGGTTGTGCCAGCGTCGATCACTTCTGTCAATGTCGTCGGCGTCGGAACCGTCATCGTCGGCCACAATCCCAAACTGACTCCGGTTGAGATCACTTGGTTTAATGTTTGTGGTCTCCCTGGGTGAGTATCGAACACTCCACCGACAATCTGATAACTGTGCTTTGTAGTTGAGCCGATTTCCTGAACAAGCTGAATGTCGACGACGAACGCATTGGTGATAAATGCAATCGTGCCTCCTGCTGTCGTGAGTTTAACGGGGCCGGATTGCGGAACCAATACCTCATGGTTTCCGATGAATAACTCGGATGCCTTAATGGATGCGTGCGTGCGCTGAACAGTGAACGAAAGATTACTTGTGCGAGTGAGTCTGTCGTATGTCGTCGGCGCGATTGATCCCAAGGCCTGAACGACCTCAATCCCGCGCGTGAAACGCAAGCGCAAATCGCTCGCAGCAAATCCGCCATCAAGTGTTCCATCGCAGAAATCATAATCGCCAATCGAAATAAGCATGTCATGTCTCTGTCGGCGGCGGGCCTCCGATTATGGAATAGGTGTGAAATGTCGTTGCTCCGTATTGCTGCTTAAGATCGTGGCTTTGAACTTTCGCGTTCGGGATCACGAATGTCGCCGGTGACGGGCCTGTCGTTTTAATGTCAACGTCGCCCGATGCCGGCAACGCATCCTCGAGCCCGATTATGAATTGCTCCGCGGCGTCGAGACTGGCATGTGTGCGCTTTACAGTGAAGCTATAGACGCATGGCCGCCCCACCCGATCGTAAACCTGAGGACTGACTCCTGCTAGAATAGAAACGACATCGGCAATACGCTGCTGCGCAACGCGCAGATCGCTAACGGCCACACCTCCGGCAAGCGTGCCATCGCACAAGCTGTATGCTCCGACTGTGACCGTCATTCGTCATCCTCACGGAACTGCGAATGTAATCGCGGGGTCAATCGTTGCGCCCGATCCGCTGCCGGTTCGGTGTGCGGCGTTTAGGAACATCACTTCGCCACGCTGAAGGACTCCCGTCTGGTAGAGGTCTTCACTGCCCAACGCTCCGCAATTCTTCAACGTCACGATGAACGGATCGGAAGTGAGCACCAAATCCTCGTTTGTTCCGCCGATCACGTCGCCTGGTAGCAGTGCGGTCGTATCCTGTAGCTGAATTAGCGCATCAACCTCAGCCTTGAGCAGATTCGCGGGCTTGAACTTACACGTCGCCGTGTAACTGCTCGCGTCGTAGGTGCGGTCAATGATTCCGAAGTTGTCCACCTCAATATCCTTTGTTCCGAATGTGGCTTCGAGCGTGAAACCATCGATCGCCAGCATCGAATCATAGGGCGTCCCGCGTGATCCGAGAGCAGCCGTGTAGCGCGCATATCTAATGTCGTCGACGTCGAGCACATCGCCCGTATAAGCTGCGTTGACTGCGGTGTACCACGCATCTGCGGCGGTAAGATCGAAGTCTGAAGCCATAAGAGCGGTGAAAGTGATCTCGCCGCCAATGATCTGTCCTCGCGTTGCGCTGCAAAGGATGGTTGGACTCTTACTGATCGCTCCGCGTGCCCACGTGACTTTGTTTAAGTCCGAACCGTTGAACGGATGCTGTGCCCATACAATCAGCGGCAAGTCGGTCGAGCCGAACACGGACGAGCCGTGCTTGTTGCGCGCATCGGGAAACATCGAGCCGATATAAGAGGCATTGAGAACGCCGGCAGGTTTGCCAGTGAGTTCAACAACGAAGTCCTTGGCGATCTTGGCGATCTCCCCGAAGTTATCCACGACGATGCTCGCGGTATTTCGCTTCAATGCACCCTTGAGTCCGTCTTGAAAGTAATAGGTGACTCCGTTGAAGATTACGACCGCCGGGCCTGTGATTCTTAAAGGAACTGACATGATGGTTTTCTTTCTGGTTGGTTAGCTGCTTATCTCTGCCGCTACCTGCGGAGCGATAAAGTGGCAAATTCGTGAAACGATGAGTGTGCCCGGTTGATCCTTCTCGATGTAGGTTCGCTCGCGCTCAAGCCGAACCTCGTCGGCGTAAACCGGAGACTTGATAGAACTCGGCTGAAACCCGTGGAGCGTTCCGAGGACAATCGTCGTGGCTTTCCAAAGTCGCAGTTGCGTCCCGGCAGGACTTCGGTTGAATGTCGGCGCTTCACTCACCCACACATCGAAACCGAGTTTCGTGATCAGTGGCCCCGGTAGATCGGGTTGCTCAATGCGTCCTGCTGGCGAATGCACGACAATCGAGAGTCCGAGCTGCTGAATCATCTGGTCGTATTCGTATTGAATGTCACCTTCATCCTCGGTGAGAACGGTGAACGGTCGTCCGTCTGGATTCGTGAGCGTACTGAACGGACTGGTCGCCATGAGTTGCGCGGCAACGTCATTCTGTAGTTGCTCGAAAACGTTCTGCGGATCAGGAATCATGCGCGGGGAATCATCTCCTTGTTTTCAAGAGCGAAATTGTGGAACCCGAAAGCGTTCGGTCTGTCGCCAGGGATCTCCTCGATGTTGCTTTCCCACGCGAACGCTGCCGCGACTTCAACCGGAGCGAAGGTGATGCCTCGCTGCTCTAATGCCGGTCGCTGATGCTGACAACAGAAAGCGTCGCCTGAGTATTGCTGCCCGTATTGGTCGGGGCGTTTCGATGACTGGATAAACAAATCCCGCAACTCAGCCGTCGCACGCATAAACGCTTTGGACTTCAGGCAACATCCGGTGTTGCCTACCCTGCCATGAGGAAATTCTGATTTGCCGGGGTGACACGGATGCGCTGACGCCGGCCACGGTGCTCCGATGAAATCATATTGCAGCCAACGGTCGCGCCATGCGTTCGGATTTATCACGTATCCGTCGTGATGAATGCAAAGCGCAAACTCGGTTTCGACATAATGCTGAAGTCCGGCGATTTCCCATATCATCGCCGCGGCATAACCTTTTTCTCCGACTCGCTGAATCGTCGTCCCGTTTGAATGCTCTGGCATCTTCCGGCAGACAAGCACAACGTCGGCAAACTTGATTTCGCGCGAACTGAACTCCAACGCGCGCAACGTGCGCGACGGATCGTCGGTGTTGTCGTAGGAAATCAGGGTTACGTTCGGGAGAGATTTCATGGTGCTTCCCACTTCGCTATTTCCTTTTCGATCTCGCCGGAGATGTAGGTGATGTTTTCCTGAATTCCGGTGCGGAACGGTGCGCGTTCCGGCGTTCTCTTGGTTCCGAACTCCTGAAACGCTGCATAAAACACGCTCGAACCGATTGCGCCGGTGATCACCGACTCGTTGCCCTCGGTGGTAACTGTGGCCGGCGTCGATTGCGTCCGTAGCTTCAACTGTCCAGTGCGCTCGCCAAGTCGATGCTCTGTTACAGGAAACGGGCCGTGACCGGTCAATCGCTTTTCCTGAATCCTGCCAGACACGATTTGCAACGCTCGCGTCATGCCGCGCGCGATGGCTTGCGGGAACTCCTGCGGCGCGCGCTTGAACTTTTCCGAGAGCGCGATTGCTTCGGGAGAAAGTTGGATTGTGATCGTCGCGCTCATCGCGAAAAATAAAGGCACAGGAACATCACAACCATCGTGAAACCAATTCCAATGAATGCGCCTCCTATCCACGGAACAAATTTAGGAATCGGATCCGGTATTCCGTAGTGCTTCCGTAGTTGGATCATCGTAATTCTATCCATTTGTTTATTCATTGTGATTCGGTTGGAATCGCCACACAATGGCAGTTAATAATATCTTCCGGTCCCGCGCCCAACGAATCATCTGCCGGTCGCATGAATTGAACTCCGCCAACGTCGAAGGGTTCGTCAATCGGTCGCGTCTGTCCGTCGGCGGCGAGATGCGTCGGGCGCGGCTCTTTGATCAGCGGCGATTGGCTGTGCAACCATTTCTTGTGCGTCACTCCGGCGGATCTCATTGCAAGGTCGCGGGAGTAGTTGAACGCTGCGGCTGTCTCCGTGTTGGCAATCGTTTCGGCGCGACCACGGGCAATCTCGTCGAATGCCGTGCTGATTCGTGCCATCAGTTCCTTGCGAGATTCGCCTTGCTGAAGCCCCTGCTCGATTGACTGCATTATCTCCGCATGAACCTCGTCAGGGACGTCTGCGAGCAGATTGGCGCGATCCTGGACGAACTGTATGGCATCCTTAGAGGGAGTCGTCCAAACAGAATCCTTACCGATCTCGTCGTAAAGCTGTTGACCTGCCGTGTTCAGTGCCGATTCCTGATCTTCGCGCAGTGCGGCGAGCAATTCCGGAGCGAAAACGTCCTTGTCGAACGTGAGGCGTGCGGAAAGCGATGAGGTTTGCGCGTCCGGTGCATCGCCTTCCGCCGCTGAAATGGACTTGGGATTTACCCGCATCAATGCATTCTTGCCGTAGTCACGATAGTAAACGCCGGAAATCTTGTAAAATCTTTCGTCAGTTGGTTGCCTAGAATCAACGTGATACTGGGCGCTCTTCCCGTAATCACTCAATGCTTGATGAACCGATCTACCTCCATGCGTAGCGGATGGTCCGTAATAGCTATATCGCGGAGGCAAACCCTGAAGAACTTCCGCATCCGTTCTCGTATCTTTCCTGTGGTGTATTTCTACGATGTATTGCCCGATCGATAATTTTTGCTTCGTGTCGAGAACATCAGGCATTTCAACTTTATCGCTTCTTGATGGTTCATCTTGAAACGGGCCGTGTTCCGATACGGGAGTTCCCTGAGCGTCCGTCCACTGATTACCGCGGAATGGATGGCCGGAAATATCCCCAGCCTTGATAGGGTTCTCGCGGAAATGCTTCTCGATGTTTCGGAGCGTTTCGTGGCGGGCGTAATTCAAGACGCGATCAGTCGAGGATTTCATGCGCTTAATGAATTTCTCGCGCTTTGCGTAGTGCTTTTCGCCTTCGGTCGGCTCTTGTGGCACCGGTTTGTCCATCTTCATGCCCGATTCACAGATCAGCATCACGATCCGGCGCGCCGCCTTCGTGTCCTCCAGTCCGGATGCGACACGCAACGCCCGCGCGATAGGTGAAAGTTTCTCGGTCATGATTGAAGCTGTGAGCCGTTGGTCCACGTCGTCGGCGTTGTTCCCGTGGCTGTAAATACTGATCCGGTTGCGTTTGTTCCGCCGACATTAGCGAAGTCGTCCCCGGTCATATATAGGAGAATCGTGTAAGACGTTCCGACCGTGAGCGTTCCACTCGTTTGCGTATTCGTTGTGTCTGCCGGCCCCGTAGGATTGGCATAAGTATTGGTTTGCGGCGTGAATTGAGTTGCCGGGCGCGGGATCGGATGCGCCCGCATAATCAGCTTGTTTTCGCTGTTCCAATTACCACCGCGCGGCACGGTGAGTCCGCCTGGGATCGGTTCGGGAGTGAATTTTCGGTTCGAGATGAGCAGGAGTTTCTCGATTGCTTTGTCGAATGCCTGTCGCCGCTCCTCGGTCTGAAGCTGCTTGAGCATCGGAACCGCGATCAGGATGCGCCAGCGTGCAATTGCTATCGCGTCAACGAAAAGACCGGAAGGAATCGTGTCATCCTCAATCGGATCCACATCATAGCCGCCCGCCATGATATATCCGCGCACCTCGTCGATCACGTTGATCACGATGATGTCGATGTTGGCGTATGGAGCGCCGCTGCCGCTGCCGGAACCTTGCAGGTTGCGAAGCGACGACGCCTCCTGAAGCGTAAACTCGCTCAGAACATCTTCGGTGGTTAAGGTGATCCAACTCATTGTCGTCGTAACTCCGCGTCTTATTGTGAGATTATTTCTCATGGCGAAATCGGCGACGACCGGCAAAAGATATGTAAATGGATGACTGCCGACGTCGTGAATGAACATCACTCCATCATCCCGTAGACGTGGGAGCATATTAGTCATGTCGATCCGGCAGCTTTCCTCTTCGTGGTCGCCGTCAACGAAGCCAATATCAAAGGTCTCTTTGAGATTGCGCACAATCGAACGGCAATCGCCTTCCATCACTTCAAACTTTCCGGCGTATTGCGATAGTCGCTCCTCGACTTTCTTCTTTGATTGCTTCACTCCGAGATAAATCAGCGAGAAATTGTCAACGAGCACGGCTCGGTTAATCTTTCCGGTTGCGAGAACGGCTGACGCGCTGTTGCCTGTCAACACGCCGATCTCGACGTAATCAATGTCTCGACCGAGCAACGTCGCTTCCGTGATCACGGATTTCGCAATCAGTTGGTGATAATCGTCGCACGAATAACCCTTCTCCGTGTCGCGGAGGTGCGGTAAGTCCTTAAATTCTTTTATCGTCGTTGTCATGCTGCTATCATTTCATATTTGCATTTGCGATCGATCTGCTGCTGTCCTTCGCGCGTCGGCTTGATGACTTTCGGGAGCATCTTGCGCGCGATCTCAAATACTTCTTCGGGGAACGTGCGATAGAGTTCATGGCATCCGGTCTCGCAACTCACGCGCCACGCGCCGCCGTCGGCTTCAGGCAAGCAATGGCAACCACCGCAACCGATTGATTTCTTTTCGATTGGATGCACTTCGGGCAGGTGACTGTAGATGCGCCAGCCTTCGGTCGGTCCATGAATGGATATTGTCTGAGTGCCGATTGTGCCGGACAAGTGCGCGGGGCCACTGTCGTTCCCGATTACCAGGTGTGATGCTTGAATCGCCGAAGCGATGAACGGCCAAGGTTTGCCGACGATGCAGTGAAACGGCATAAAGAAACCGTAATCGCGTTCCTTCATCACGATCCGCACCTTGTAACCCTCGCGCGAGAGTAGCCATGCGAGTTCGATGAAATAGTTTTTCGGCCACACCCGCGGTCCCCAAACGCCATGCGGA